GCGGCCGAAGCCGGCCCGGCGGTTGTGGAAACGCCGGAGTTCACCGAACTGATGTCGCGGCCGTCAATGGAAAAGGCGCTGGCGCGTGCTGCGGAATTGTCAGCGGAACGTGGACAGACATTCCAGATTGGCGCGACCAAGCCGGCGCAAACTGTGGCTTCGGGCCTTCTTGGGCCAAGCGGCGAGCCTTTGACGCGCACAGTTCCGGCTACACAAGCGCGATATCCTATCGCCAGCTTGCATAACCTTAAACTGGCGATGGATGATCTCATAAATGACCCGGCCGTTAAGGCTCGTTACGGAATTGGCGCATCTGAAGCGGGCGCTATCGCCAAAACGCGCGGCGAATTTCTCGGGTTTTTGAAACAAAAGTCGCCGCTTTACGAAGCGGCGCGCGGCGAGTTTGCCAAGCGTTCGGGGCCAATCAACCGCATGGAGATTGGCCAGTATCTTGAATCTAAACTATTGTCGCCGTTGGCCCAAGACGCGCCGCAGCGCGCGGGTGTCTTTTCTACCGCGGTCGAACAAGCGCCGACTACGATCAAACGGTCGCTTGAGGGCGCACCCCGGTATGAGAAACTGTCCGACGTGCTGACGCCAGACGAAGTGCGTAAGGTCGAAGCGATGCGGGCCGATCTGGCGCGCGAGGCTGAGGCCAACCGTTTGGCGCGGGCTGCCGCGCAGGCAGGACCCGAGGCAGGGAAGGCGGTGCAGCTCCCGCGCGCTAACTTAATGGACCGCGTTTTCAACGTGGCGAACAAGGTCATTAGTTCATTGGAGCGTAAAATTGATCGGCGGCTGGCGATCCAAATTGCGACCGAAATGTTGGACCCGCAGCAAACAGCGCAAGTGATTGAAGACGCTGTTGCTTACGCGGAGAAGAGCAAGGCGACTGGCACAAAGATACGCGAAAAAGGCCGCGAGGTGCGGGCAGACATTCGCAAATATTCGCCTGAAATCTCGGCCGCCGTCACCGTTCAGAATGCGTTGGGGGGCGGCGAAAACAGAAACGCGATGGCCCGATGACCAAGTTCAACACGACCAGCATCCGCCGCATGAGCGGCGTTGACCCCCGCCTCGTAGCGGTGATGAAGGCGGCGCGGGAGACGATCCCGTTCGAGATCACGGAAGGTCTGCGCACTCGCGAGCGCCAGCGCTACCTTGTCAGCACAGGCAAGTCTCGCACGATGAACTCATACCATCTGCGCGGCAAGGCCGTAGACGTGGTGGCTACGCCAGGCGGCAAGGTTTCGTGGAATCTGGCCGACTACCGAGCTATCAATGCGGCCGTGCAAAAGGCCGCCAAAGCCGCCGGCGTCACGGTCACTTGGGGCGGTTCGTGGAAATCCATTGTGGACGGGCCACATTTCCAGATTGAGGGCTGACATGATCGCCGCGACCAAAACCCTCGGCGTGATCTTCGCCATCATCTCGATGCTGCTCGCGGTCCTGTTCGGCTTCGCCAGCACGCTGTCGCTTAATTCCACAGACGCAGGCGAGCGGCGGGACGCGGTGATCTCAACCTTCTGGTCGCTCGTCATCATCGGGCTGTGTGCTGCGCTGCTGACCATGCTCTCAGGCTGCCAAGCGGCCAAAACCATCATTGACACATGCAGAGACGGCCTCTGCCGATAGGAGAAGCACATGATGAAGAACTGGATGACGACTGTTCCCGGCGTTCTGGCCCTGCTCGGCGTGCTTTGGAACGCATGGCAGACGAAGACGCTCAACTTCGCCGATCTACAGGGCGCGCTCATTGGAATTGGCCTTATAGCGGCCAAGGACTGGAATGTTACCGGCGGCGACAGGCAACAGTGATGATGCACCCCGATCACTTCGACATGATCTGCATTATGATCCTTGCAGGTCTGGCGGCGGCGGCCGGGGCGCATTTGGCTAAGCTAGGACTGCACCTATGGTCGCATCTCTATTAAGCCTTGTTAGCGGGCTGTTTGCGCTCGCGGGCAAGGTTTTTGAATGGCTTTACGCAAGGCAACTGATCGATGCGGGAAAGACACAACAGCAACTCAAAGAGTTGTCGGCGCAGGTCAGGGACGCTCGCGTGGCCGTTGCCGCCCGTGAAGCTATTCGCGCTACTCTTGCCACTGATCCTGACAGCGTGTCAGACGACGACGGATTCCGCCGCGACTAACTCGTTCTGTTCGGCGGCAAGAGCCATCTACTGGTCAAAGCACGACACCAAGCCTACTATTGCTCAGATCAAGGAACATAATGCGGTCGGCGTTGCGCTGCGCTGTGGATGGGGGAAATAATGCCGGACGCTTCAAGAGAGTGCGAGATCATATTGGATCAACTGCGCCAGATCAGAGACATGCACATTGAGCATAGCGCGGCGGTTAAAGTCGAGATTCAGCATATCAAGTCGTCACTGGCGCGGATCGAAGCAATTGAAGCGGCTATCGATGACCTAAAACTAGGTGACGCGCGCCACGCCGGGCAAATTGACGGTGTAAATTGGGCTCTGGCCAAGATCGGCGCTCTTGTTGTGGCGTTGTTTGGGGCTATTGGTTGGCTGGCCACAGGCGGTCGTTGGGAGTGGGTTAAAGAAAATGTTTTGCGGTGACAGCGGGGGCTAACCCCCGCCGTTCGCAGATCAACGAATCTCGGCGAGATCGACCAGCTTCTCGGCCATCACCTTTGGCTTACGGTCAGCCTTCTTCTTATACTCGATATGCTCCGCGCCAGCCTTCGACGCCATGTAGTCGTCAGCAAACGTCGCGGCAAACAGTTCGTAGTTCACCGCGTCGATATGGCTATCAAGATGCGCCGGCGACGCAAACGCGCGGGCGTTCTTGACGCAGGCCAGAATGACGGCAATCTCGTATGGATGGAACTCTCGGCCTAGCCGCAGAGACGCAAGATCAGCCGTAAGCTGGAAATTGTTTTCAATTCCACCGTAGCCTTCACCCCGCGCGCTAATGATATTGGCGGCTTGGTTAAGCAGTTCATGAGGGTTCATTTATAAGCTCCGTAAGCTCCGCGCGTTCGCGTAACATGCGCAGCACCGTGTAGCGTTGGTGCAGTCGCACTAAGACGGTCGAGCGCCGCGCGTTGCGCTTTTCGTCTTCCAAAAGGTCCAAGACCTCTTGTTCGGTAAGATCGGCCAGCCGATCATTAAGTTCAATCCAGGTTAGATAGTTCGGCAAGTGCCAACTCCGCTAAAGATTTCTTGTCGTGTAACGCGCTGAATATGCGCTCGTCAATAGTTTTATTACACATCAGGACATAACACCAGACATCTTTTGTCTGTCCGCTGCGATGCAGACGGCCGACCGTTTGCTCGAATAGCTCCAGCGACCACGGCAGGGACAGGAACACGATCTTGTTGCCGCCGTGTTGGAGGTTCAGCCCGTGACCGGCGCTCTTTGGGTGGATGGCCAACAGTTCTATTTCGCCTTTGTTCCAGCGCTCAACAGCGTCGGGCTCATCAATTGTGCTGACGTTAAACTGGCGTTGAAGCTCCGCTAATTCTTCCTTGTAGTTGTAGACGATGATGGTGTTATCGTGCTGGTTTTCATCAAGGATGTCTTGGAGGGTGTCGAACTTTTGACGCCCGAACCATCTAGCGTTGCCTTCAGGACCATAAGCAAAGCCGGAGGTAAGCTGCTGAAGTTTGTTTGTAAGAGCAGCCGCCGTCGGAGCGGTGATCTCCTCATGCACGTAATCCTTCTTCATCGCCTCATAAGGCGCGCGGTCGTCTAGTTCGCAGCGCATCTCAACAACATGCAGCGGCGGCAGCTTGTCCTTATACTCGCCAGGCTCCAGCACATAGGTCGCGGGCTTGATCGCGTCCATGACCTTGGGCAGCGCCCCCGGCAACGGCGACCACTCGCCGTAGTCACGATTGACGCAATAGAAATACTGTTGGAGAAACGCGCCCTTGGACCGCCCAAGCAGTGTCTGATCTATGACCTTGCACTGGCCGAATACGTCCTCCAAGCCGTTCGACGTAAACGATCCGGTCAAGCCCCACCTGATTTTGAACTGATCCAGTATCTTCATCAGATGCTTGAACCGTTTGCCGCTGGGGTTCTTGAGCCGCGTCAGTTCGTCAAAGACAACGCCATCGAAGGCTTTGGGGGCTATCGACGGGATGTTGTCGTAGTTGGTGACGACTATATCGGCGTCAGAATCAAACGCTTTTTTGCGTTGCGCCGGCGTGCCGACCGCGACGGCTATCTTGAACTCAGGGCACCATTTCTGCACCTCGACCGGCCAGACGGACAAACAGACGCGCTTGGGCGCGAGGACCAGCCAGCGGCCGCAATACCCGCGCACGGTCAATTCAGTCATGGCCGTGAGCGTGATTGCCGTTTTGCCCGCGCCGACCGGCGCTAGGATCATTGCCCGATCACGGGCGAAGAGGAAATCGGCGGCTTCGTGTTGGTATGGGCGCAAATCCATCTATCAACATCCTCTTTAGACCATAGGCAGGCGTAGTTCTGGTTCAACGCGCGCATGTCAGATGCAAACATCTGTTGCAGCGGGGATAACTTGCCGCCGGGGCGCTTCAGTTCGACAAAGTGCGTTGTGCCGTCAGCAAAGCAGACAACGCGGTCGCTTACGCCGCGATTCGATGGCGAGACAAACTTATATGCTTTCCCGCCAACGGCTTGCACGCACTTGACGAAATATTTTTCGATTTCTTTCTCCAGCATGGAAACACCTCTTGCACATCCGTAAAAGATTGTCTAGTGTCCGAATCATAGAAAGGTAATGTCATGTCACACTCTGCTATCGTCGGCGGTTCCACCGCCAAGCGGCTCATCAAGTGCCCAGGCTCGCGTAAGCTGGTTGTTGAGATGCCGCCGCAACCGACCAGCAAGCACGCTGAAGAGGGCTCGCGCCTCCACAACGCCATGCACATGATCCTGTCGCACGGCGACAGCGTCGAAGACTACGCAGACAATGAGAAGCTGATCTTTGCGCTTGACGCGCTCGATCAGATAGACCCTGATAAGCGTCTTGAGTTTGCCACAGAGGTTAATGTTCACTTTGATGAGTTTCTTGCCGGAGTTTACGGTAGTTGCGATCTCGTTGGCCGTGTGGATGGCCGTGCGGTAGTCCTCGACTGGAAGTTCGGGGATGGCGTCGCCGTAGACGTAGAAGAAAACGAGCAGCTTATGTTCTACACGGCCGCAGGGATGCGGACGAAGGAACTTGATTGGGTCTTTGACGGCGTTGATGAGTTCGAACTCATCATTGTGCAGCAGCCG